TAGCCTTGCCATAATAATTCAGCGGATCTCTTAAGCAATGCATCAGATACGCTGTGTATGCGATAGAAATACGCGCACAGTGGTCTTTACCACTTCCCTTACCAAGCATACAAATAACTTCGTTGTCAGTATACTGTTTGTGATAAGCCGAACCCTCTTCTTCACCCATCAACTTTTGAAGAGTAGATTCTTTAAAGATTTGTGTGGAATGGCGCACAATCTCTAACTGAATAGGGGATAATGGGGGGAGTCCAAGATATTTCTTATCTTGAACAAAAGTCTGAATAGAAACCGGCTCTTCTTCTAGTTCTTCTTGTCTTAACAATCTGTCGAAGTCTTTAAACTCCAGATTGATCCCCATATAGTCTGACATCGTTTTATAAAACCTTTATTCGCGAGTATCCGTCAAATCGGCTGGATCTTCTTGATTCTCAACATCATAGATATCCCTATCAGGGAATGTATCTTCTTCATTCATAATTTCAAAAGCTAGAGACAACTCTTTACGAACTTCTTCAGCAATCTCAGGATGTTGAGAAATAACATCTCTCAAAATTTTAGACAGAATCTGATTAACGTTCTCAGCCTTCTGCATGCGCTGAATATACTCGGCATCAGCATTGTTGCTACCACTCATTAACTTATGAAGTTGAGCTTTCTTAGTAGCAATGTCACCGGCTAACTTCAAAGCCTGAATCCTCTGGGCCACCATGCCGTGATCAGTAGCAATCGAAACAGTCTCCCACGCTTCTTTACTGATCTGATCAAACTCATCCAAAGCCTTAAGAGTGTTGTACTGCAACTTCTCAAGAAAATAAGGATCGTTCTCAGCCTGCTGATTAACAAGTTCTTTATATTGCTGCACATAATTCTTAGCCTTGTTGATAGGGATAGACAAAAGAGAAGCAATCTCATGATTGCTGTATCCTTTTACATGAAGAAGTCCAGCCTCTTGAACATCACGAACTTCATCTAAAATTGTTCTAGAACCAACGCGATCTAAATCTGACATAGCCTATCTTTATATTCTTGAACAACAGAACTCCAAGAATATTCCTTATGAATAATTGTAGCACCTTTTAGAGTATGATGCTTAACTTCTTCGTAATTATTAACCACATAATGCATCTTATCCACAAGATCATCCACATTAGGCTTAGCCCAAGTGCCGCACCCAGAATAAATACCACTCATACCTTCATTAGACCACTCAAAATCCAAAGGCACAGAAAGCGATGCATACTCTGTGCAAGAAGTAGCGTTAGTACAAATAGTAGGAGTACCACAAGCAATAGAATCAAAAGGAATCATTCCCCAACCCTCACCCATAGTTGGATACAGCAAACAATGAGCAGAACGGTAAATGTCAGCCAACTCATCCTCACTAACCTCGTAATCAATAACATGAATTCGGTCGTGGTTCGTTATCGCCCCGTGATTCATTCCAGAATCCCGTATACGAGCGTCTGGTGGCCCCATAGACTTCACAATAAGCCGGAAGTCCTTCCGGTGCCCATACGTCCTCATAAAAGCGTTTACGGCCATTTGAGTATTCTTGCGAGTGGATGGGCTACCCACATGCAAAAATGTAAAAGGGCCATCAGGCACACTGTCTGACTTATAAAAAATATCAGACTCTATACCCAACCTGAAAGCATGAACATTGTCATGACCAGTGCTATCTTCAAAAACACTTTTAGCCCAAGACGAAGTAGTCCAAACTTCATCACAGTTCTGAACATGCCTAACCCAATTGCTAGGCAGAGCGTTAGTCTCCCAATAGCTAAACCCTATGTTATAACAATCACCAAGCTTATAATCGTTAGGCAAACAATTATTCACTAATATATCATCGTCAAAAGCGGGGACATCAGGTATCAATTGAACACCTTCAGCCATAGAAACAAACACATTGCTAACGCTTTTGTCCAAACATAGAAAATCCTCTGGCTCAAAGACAGGTAGACCAGCGTCCCTGAGGCCAGAGGAAATCCTATATGATGCGTAACCGTAACCGTCAGCCCTGCTCTTCGACAGCGCTCTCCAGTACAGATTCCTTTTCATCATCTTCAACTACCTTATACAAAGTATAGTCGCCTACTTTGGAAACTTTTTCAAGAGTCTCCTCAATACGCTTAATTTCCACAAACACCCCCTCCAAAAAAAGGTCGGATCAATAATTCAGCAAAAGAATACTAGCCGATATTCTCTGGATTTGCAGGAGTTTGTATTTTTTTCTTTAGATTATTTCTCGGTCAAAAACTAACTTTTTGCCTATCGAAACAGCCTGCTCATGTAAATGGTCGTAACCATGACCATGTTCTTTCGTATACTGGACTCTGTAGTTAACCCAACTATCTACAGCCTTCCAGAATTTCGCATCCGTCATCCGCTCCAGTTCTTCCAATTCCTCGGTAGACAAAAGGAACGAAAGAACACCCAAAGGCATATAGACAACCATGTCATAACCCGGGTCTTTACCACTAGTATACTCTTTCAACAAATCCTGAAAAGACTGAACAATCTTCTTAACCGCAGGGCCAGAGTAATAATCAATATTGCCATGAGCATTGCGAATCCTCGGGCAATAATCATCCACCGTAGTTATAGTACCAAAACTCCTACACACCATCGGCCTATAACCATAAATCGTACAACCACCTTTAAAAAACACACACTTACGATCAGTCTCACCACCAATCTGCCAAGACTCATCAAACATTGCCTCTTTCAGAGACTCAACAACACCATCCATCCACTCATCAGCAACAGCACGCCCCTGATCTTCAAGATACAAGTAATACTGCTGTCTGAGCCTGAAAGCAATATGGGCGCACTCAGTCATATGAATAGTCAACCCAATACTACAGCACTTACCAGAACCAAGACACTTATAATCAGTCTCATTCTGCTGAGCCTCCAGCATTCTAACCTGATTATAAATCATATCAAGCTTAGCAAAAGTTGATATATCAGAAGTGCTAACCGACTTTCTCATCGTCCACGACCTTTCTTTTTCATATTATTCATCTTACGCATCTCACGACGCTTCCTTTCAACTCTTTCTTGCATAGGAGACTTCGGACGACGCATACTCGTTTTACCTAAATTACGCCCCTTACCGCGATACTTTAGCAAATCATACTTGGCAACCCAGTTATAAACAGCCTGAGGAGTAACTTCAATATTGTAAGAGTCTTTCAACTTTTTACAAATATCTGTGAGGTTCATACGTCGCTTGACGTACATATCGTATAGCCACTCCTTATCTTTTATATGGCTCCATAGCCATCATATCACCTCCAAATAGTATCTGTGTTTCCAAGAATTTGATCTTTCAAAAGATAGTTGACCACGACCTTTATTTTTGTGATAATAGGCACGACTTCTTCTGGCTTTGCATTCTTTACAATATGAATCCGGCTTGCCAGATCTTAGAATAGAAAAGTCCTTAATCATTTTTATCTGATTACAGTCCTTGCAATGCTTATCTTTGTAAGGTTCCATACCCATGATCAATATAATACCATAGGGCAATGCCGATTGCGTCGTTTACGTCATCATCTTCAGTAGACTGACCGCAGAAATCATCAATAATTCTCTTCACACGATCCTTGCGCTCTTGAGTCAAACGCCTCTGTAACCCCTTAGACCCGTGCTCTGTTTCAATCTTCTTCTTGTCTTCTTTTGAAACATTCTTATATCCAATCCTATTCTTCCAGATAAGAGGATTGATATCAGTAACGCTATCACAATACTCATCTAAAACTCCCCAACTGTAACCAATAATGTAAGAAATAATCCTGCTAGACTGAAAGTTCTGAATATAAACAGACTGCTCAATTGCTGCCCGCCTAAAAGAATAATCTTCCCAAACATCCAACAAACCTGATCTAATAACAGCAAGTTTGCTTGAAACTTCTTTTTTGTCTTTAAACTCTATCTTTCCAGTACTAACAATATCAAATTTGTTAATATCAAGATCAACAACACACCAAGCTAACGAGTTAGAAGAAGGGTCAATAGCGATCAACCTATTAGACTTTATGGAACTAACAAGTTTACTTATACTCATCTCTTAGGGACTCCTCATCCCAACCCCAAGAAACAAGCCTGTTTATATACCTCTCTCTTTTGCATCTTTCACAAATATCTTCTTTGTTGTAAGAAGACAATATTGTGTCACACTTTTTAGACTCGCAAACCCTTTTACTGTTCTTTTTAGCCTTGTTCTTGTAGTAATTCTCAAGAAGTCTTTTGTTTGTGACAACTCTTCTGCAATCTGCGGAACAAAAGATCGCGTTGTACGTTTTAGGCGTAAAGATTTTCCCACATGCTTCATTTTTGCATGGTATGGGTTCAAAATGGTTCGTACTCCTCAACAGGCTCCTTCTCCGACCAGCACACTTCAGCCAAATCACATCTAGCACAGTGCTTCGAAGTACGCTTATAAGGACGATCAGGCTTTACACCGTCAAGAACATTCTTATAAATCTTTCTATACTTCTTAAATAGTTTATCAAGAAAAACGTCATCTCGCTCGATATAGATAGGTAAAATTTGTTGATTATTTTTGTTCTCGTAAATAACAAATCCACTATCTAAATTCAAACAATGCATGTAAAGATTAGCCTGACGGATATGATCATCCGAAGGCTTGTGATACATTTGTCTATACCCAAACCCTTCAGCAGAAATAGACTTCAACTCAATAAGTTTATGTCCATCAAGATCAATAATTCCATCCGCAGTACCTTGAATCGGAGGATCGTCATTACTTACTGGAAACTCTTCTTCAACAAGAATACCCAGACCCCTAAAGTACTCGTACAAACGATCATGCACTCTGTGACCATTATCAAAAATACGGTACGTCTGAGGGGCGAAAGAAGGGGTATACTCAATACCATCAAACATATACCACCAATACCTAGCACACTGATTAGTAGAACTAGGTCTAAAATAATCCACCTTCTTATAAACAGGCTCATTACGTTCAGCAAGATGCTCATCAATCTTTTGAACAAGCAAGCCTTCCAACTGACCACCAGTCAAAGGCTCAGACTCAACCACAACCTTCTTCTCCGGCTCCGAACCTCTTAAAGCACCTAAAGCTTTCATTGCACACCATTCCTTGCAGACAATTTCAAAACGTTAATATTTTCACCAAG